CAATCTGTCTTATTAAAAGGGACGAAAGCATGGAAGACATGGAAAAAGGGTACGACTCTTACCTCGATGAGCGTAAGATGTACTACATGGACAAAGGTATGGGTGAAGACGAAGCCATGAAGAAGGCTAAGGAAGAACTCGACAAGATGTCCGCTAAAGAAAAAGAAGAGCTTATGGCTCGCCTAGGCAAAGCTGATGAAGCTGAAGTATCCGAAGTAGAACAGGGCGACCTGTTTCTGGCTGAGGTTGATGCTCTCAAAGCTGAAGTCTCCCGCCTCACGAAAGCACTTGAAGACAACGGCTACGTTGTTGCTGATGAGGAAGTAACGAAGGCTGAAGAGCCTGAGTATGTTGAATTTGATGGTGAGAAGGTTGTCAAGTCTGACATCCCTGCTCCTGTCCTCAAAGCTCTTGAAGAAGCAGAGATTGCAAAGCAGCATATTGAGCTTAAGAAGCAAGCTGAAGAAATCCTGCCAAACTTCGATAACGAAATTGCGGCTGAGCTTCTTGGTCATGTAGCCAAGAATGACGCAATCGTAGAGGCTCTTAAGGCTGCTGATGCAGCAATGGGTGCTTCTATGCGAGAGATCGGTGAAGCCTCTGTGGAAGCTGATATGGCTTCCTCCGGCGATAAGCTCGATGCTCTTGTTAAGTCCTACATGGACGAAAACAGCCTGTCTAAGAGCCAGCATGCTATTGCTTACGCAGCCGTAGCTAAGACTGACGAAGGCAAGGCTCTTATTAATAAACTCTATAAAGGAGAGTAAAGATGGCTGTAATGCTTAGCCGTGATACCCGTTCTTTCATTGCTGGTGAAGACCTGTCGTCTCATCAGTTCAAGTTCGTTACGCTGGAAGCTGACGGACAAGTAGACGCAGCCGATGCTGACGCTGAGCGTTGTATCGGTGTGCTGATTACCAAGCCTGAGTCTGGCCGTGCGGCAACTGTTGTTGTCTCCGGTAAGGTAATGGTTGAAGCTGGCGCTGCTATCACCGCTGGTGACGAGATTGCCACTAACACTGCTGGCGAAGCTGTGGAGCTTTCCACTTCGTCTTCAGCAACTGCTGTTACTTTGGGTTATGCTCTGGAAGATGCCGTTGACGGGCAAATCTTCGCTATGGAGTTCATCCAAGGCGGCAACACGTCTGACCAATCTTAATCTGGTTGAATAGGAGAATAACAAATGCCTTTGTTGACCCCATCGCAGGTGCATGTCGATCAGCCGCTTACCAACCTTACGCTGGCATATGCACAATCTCAGGAAGCCTTTATCGCTGATAAGGTCTTTCCTCTTGTAGGTGTAGACAAGCAGTCTGACAAATACTACAAGTATGACCGTGACAACATGAACCGTACCGGAGACGTTAAGGTTCTGGCACCACGCACTGAAGTAAACCGTATCGGTCTGGCTCTGTCGGAAGACAACTACTACGCTGACGTGTACGGCCTCGGCATGGACTTCGATGAGCAGACCCTCGCTAACGAAGATGCTGCTCTGGACATTCGCTCTGCTGGCGCTCAAACGCTTGCAAATCGTCTGATGATTCACCGTGAAGAGCAGTTTGCTTCGACGTTCTTCTCTGCTGGTGTCTGGACGAGCCAAGACCTTCAGTCTGGCCGTTCTATCGTTGAGTGGGACCAAGCCACTGCTACCCCAATCAAGAACGTCACTGATGCTTCTAAGACCATCCAGCTTCAGTCTGGTGGCTTCCGTCCTAACACGATGGTTGTTGGTCGTGAAGTGCATGACGCTCTGATTAATAGCTCCGATATTCTCAAGCGTATCGGTCTGGAAGCTGGTGCTACTACCGCTTCTCCGGCTATGGCTACTCGTCAGATGATGGCTCGCATCTTTGAGGTAGAAAACTACTACGTCATGGAAGCAGTTAAGAATACCTCTGCTGAAGGTGTAGCTGAGTCCAACAGCTTCATCGGTGGTAAGCACGCAATGCTTTGCTACACCCCATCGAACGCTGGTCTGATGACCCCTGCGTCTGGTCTGACCTTCGCATGGAACAACATCCCCGGTGTAAACAACCTTGGTATCTCTGTTGAGTCCTTCTCTGACGACGCACTGAAGCGTCAGCAGATTGCGGAAATGATTCAGGTGAAGATGTCCTACGACATGAAGGTCGTCGGCGCTGACTTGGGTTACTTCTTTGAGACCATTATCGCCTAAGAAAGGTAGAGTATGACACCCGACTACTCACTTCTACCTTTCCAACTTAACTGGGTCCAAATCGTTAGGCAAGAGTTTAACGGGTATGGAACCGAATGGAAGCGAGGGGATGTCTTTGACTGGCAACAGCGAGGCATCCCTTGGCAAGACGTTATGTCTCTATTCAACCGGGGTCTCCTCCGACAGGAGGCTCCGACTGAAGACAACCAGAAGAAGGTTGTTGGAGACGGTCTCGATGAGCTTGGCCCCGAAGAGCTTAAGGTCATTGTAGACAACATCAACGCTAAGGTCAAGCTCAATACGAAGACCGAGCGTGAATACAACACGAAGAAGTGCAAGGCTTCTACGATCACGAAGAAACAACGTGGTCATATTCGTACTTGGCGTAATAGCCCTTGGTCAGATTGGGAGCAAGCATAATGTCAGACTTTACCTACGATATTGACGATCTTGGCACTACCACTGCATCTGGTCGTCGGAACGCTGTTCGCTTTCTCGTAGGTGATACTGACGTTCTGGATGTACAGGCTAAAGATGAAGAAATTGCTTTTGCTCTTGCTCAGTCCAGTGATAATGTCTATGAGGCTGCTGCTTTTGTTTGCAGAACTATTGCAGCTAAGTATTCTCGTCGTGTTGACACTGATCTTGATGGCGCTCTTAGTGCTAGTTACTCTGATCTTCACTCCCATTATTTGGCCCTTGCGGAAACTCTTGAGAGTCAAGCCAAAAAGCAATCGGGCCTCGGCGTTAAAGCCGGAGGGATTAGTGAGGCAGCTATCTCTGTGGTAAGGCAAGACACGGATCGTGTTACCCCCTCCTTCCGCAGGGATCGTTTCCGCAATCCACCTAACTATGATGGTTCTGCGGAATACGAGTGAGGAATAGTCCATGTCGTTTAATGCAAGTGACCTCTTAAAGCTGGTCCAAGACTTTGGCGAAACTCTTACACTCCGCAAAGTCACCACGGGAGGCACTTACGATGCTTCCACTGGTACTATTAGTGGAAGTGCGACTACGGACTATTCCTTTACTGGATACTTCTATAACCTAGCAGAGGGTACATCTGACCTCAGTCAGACTAGGAAGGGCAGACGAGCCTGTGTCATTCCCGCCAAAGGTTTTGCCGTTGTCCCTGACGACGAAGACCAGATTTTAGGGAATGGAGATACGGTGAATATTACCACCGTCCGTACCATCTATAGCAATGGTCAGGCCGTCTGTTACCTCTGCGAGGTGTTTGACTGATGGGCGCTAAGGTTAATTCTAGCTTCTACCGTAAGATTGAGGCTGTGAGTGAGAAGATTGAAGACGAGGTAGGTAAGAAGTTCTTTGCAGCGGCTCGTACTGCTGTTCTTGCTTCTCCCGTAGACACTGGTGCTTTTGTCAACTCTTGGTCCTTCAAAGATAATCTTGGCGGAGGCCGTAGTAAGTCCTCTAGAGGCAAACCTAGAAACCAACCAGACCAGCCAAACAAGCTGGCTGCGTTGAACAACCTTGCCAAAGATATTAATACTGCCCTCGCAGGCTCTAGCACCGGGGGTGCAGTAAAAGGTGGTATTGAAGTTCCTGTAGGAGACTACTACCTCCTGAACCGTGCGCCTCATGCCGAGCAGGTTGAAAAGAAGTACGGGATCACAACCAAGGTGAGACGACAGCATGGCTAGTATCTACCGAGATATTCGAGCAGCCCTAGAAACAGAACTAGCCGCTGTAGCCGACATCCCAGCTATTTCCTACGAGAACGTCTCCTACGACCGCACCAACGGCACTTCCTATGTTGAGACGTACTTTGTGCCGCAATCCCGTAGACCCGCTGTACGGGGCTTAAATCCCCAGCAACGCTATGACGGTGTTTTCACTGTTGTTTGCTATGCCGCAGAGGGTAAAGGCCCCGGTGCAGCAGATGAGATTGCTGACAAGGTTCTTGAAGCCTTTGAAGCGACCACAGATGTCTCCTACACTAACAGTGATGACGAGACTTTTGTTGTGTCTATCGACTATGCCGAACGAGAAGGTGGCGGGTTAGACACTCCGTTTTATTATGTCCCGGTAAACATCGGGTTCTACATTTATAACTAAGGAGGAAGCAAATGGCTTTCGCACAAGGTTCTCGTTCGCAACTGGCTATTGGGGCGCTAGAGACTTCTTTTACTGCCGCTGCTGGTGCGGTAACTACTAGCCTTCCGTTTAACACGCACTCTCTGAACCTCACTAAAGATCGTGTAGCTGGTAATGAAATTCAGCCCGACCGCATGGACCGAGTTGACCGCCACGGTAACAAGTCTGTAGGCGGTGATATTGTTGTTGACCTTCGGGACAGCACTTACGACCTTTTGATCCAGTCCGCTCTCATGGATGCAACCGATTTATCGACTGGCGTTGGTATCGGCACTACTCCTCAATACTTTAGTATCGAAGACCAGTTTCTTGATTTGGCTACCCCCAACTCTCGTAACTTCTCTAAGATGACAGTAAGCTCTATGGGCGTCTCTATTGCCCCTAACCAGATGGTAACAACTACCTTTGGTTTGGTTGGTAAAGATATGGCTCTGACGAATACCCCTACCAGCGTCCCTGTAGTTGATGCAGAGCCTGTGCCTTTTGACTCTTACAATGGGTCTATTTCTGTGGGCGGCTCTGCTGTGTCTGTTGTGACCAGCCTTGACTTCACCCTGACCAACTCTTTTGCGCCTACGTTTGTAGTAGGTAGTGACTCTGCTGCTGCCCTTGAGTTTGGTAAGGCTGTGGTTGAAGGCACACTTACCGCTTATGTAGATGACCTTTCGGCCTCCAGCTTGGCAAATCTTTTCTCTGCTGAGACTGAAAGCTCTATCTCCGTTACGGTAGCAGAAGGAACTACAGCAGGGGATGCGAATATGACTTTCCTTATCCCACGGGTAAAGTTTAACTCCGCAGACATTCCAGTAGACGGTCCAACCTCTCGTATTGTAAGCCTGTCTTTTGTGGGTCTTTACGATGCTGGAGAAGATACCAACTTCAAAGTGACTGCTGGTACTGTATAAGAATCCCTTGGCCAAGGGGAGAGAGGTGAGCTTGTCGGGTGGCTCCCTCTCTCATTCATTTTGTACCCGAACATAAAGGAACCCGACAATGGATTTGGCTAACCTTACCCCTGAGTCCGATACCCTAGAGATTATTCTCTACCATCCTACGACCCTTGAACCCCTCTTGAACGAGGATGGAGAGACAGAGATGAGTGT